AGCAGGAAGAGGAAGAGGAACAAGAAGAGGAAGAGCAGGAAGAGGAAGAGGAACAAGAAGAGGAAGAGCAGGAAGAGGAAGAGGAACAAGAAGAGGAAGAGCAGGAAGAGGAAGAGGAACAATCGGACTTCCCTGAAAGCCAAACTTTCGACCAAGACGCCGAAACCTCTTTCCCCCTCGATATCTCGCAATTGGTTGCCGACGCGTCGTCTCGTATGGCCCGCATTATCAGCACCCCGAAATACCAAGGTGCAATGCGCAACGCAGCCGTGGCGTGGTATGAATCGCAAGATGCGTACACCACTTTCTGCTACAGCATCGAGCCGGGTTCGACCGTCGATGACAACGGCAATAGCTACCTGTTCATCGGCCTGCGTCATGATCAACAAGGCAATGAAGTTGTCGGCCTGATCAACGTGGCAACTCAAACTGTCCGTTCTGTAGACTTCGATGGTTTCGTCGCAATTTGCGAAGCCAACGGCATCGAAATCTAATCGTTCCTGTTCCCACGCGGGGGAGCAATAAGAATCCCCCGCAAATTTAATTCCGAGGTACATGCCATGCAATTTTTCAATAACCTGAAGGCTGCCGCGCATAACGCAATCCACGCCTTTTATCTGAGCCTGTTTTCTCAAGCGTTCAGCGTCACGGCTGACGAACTGGCCGACTGGTACAAACTCGACCCGGTTGAATTGCAACTGCCGGATGACGTTGAAGTTCTGGCGAAACGTATTTCGTTGCCGATTTGGGATCTGGTAGATCCTGATTACGCGTCTGAAATCGCTAGCGAGCTGATGATGGATTTCGCAAGCCGTCACGACATGCATATTTGCAGTTACACGGGCGATTCTGAATTCGTGGTTTACCTCACGAACGTGGAAGCGGAACTCGACGACCTGCGCGTGGCTTTCGACGATATCGAAAGCGACGAAGAGGAAGACGACACAATCGAAGTGGACGGCGGCGCAAGCACTGCACCGGAAAGCGGTCGCGTCCTTTCTATCGTTCCTCAAATCGGCAACGCCCGACAAACGCCCCCGGTTGTAAAGGAAGAGGATTTCCCCGCTGAAGAGGATTTCCCCGCTGAAGAGTCGGCACCGGTCGCCGCTGTAGCGCAACAGGCCCCCGCTGAAGAGATTGCAGACGCTCCACTGGTAGAGGAAGAGCCTTTGCCAGAGGAAGAGCCTGTAAACGAAGCACAGGCCGCCCCAGCACTGACCGCAAGCGAAGCGCAATCTGATGCACTGGCCGGTGCGTTGAATGGCGAGCCCGTGCATGCACAGGAACCGCTGACCGAAGCAGAAACCGTGGCAGTTATTGCCGACCGGAATGACCAGCAACCCGCCGCGCCGATTGACGACGTGGCAGACACTGGGCCGGTAAAAGAATCGCCGGAAATTATCGCGGCCATTCATTCGGAAAAAATGCAGAGCCTGAAAGACATGCTTCCATCCGACACTATGTCGGAAGTCGATGAGGCAACCGGCGTGCTGTCCCTGATGTACAGTCGTGAAGTGAACGGTGCAAACGTTGATTACATTCGCACCGTTCGCCTTGTAAACGAAAACTTCCAGAACATTCGTTACGTGGACGTTTTCTATGTTGAGAACGAAGTAGGCGTCGTGCTGCATCGCACGTCTAGCGCACAAAGCATTATCCAGAACTTGGATAATCTGAACGCGTAACTGTGAAACTGTAAATCAGAATGGAAGGGCTGCTTCGGTGGCCCTTCCTTTTTTCATTTCTGGAGCCTGCACACATGACGCACCGCACACGCACCGATAAAATCCAAAACATTTACATGGCCCTCGGTCTGCTTGAAAACCGGGATGAATTCGATTGTGAAATGGTCCTGACCTCCCTGATCGGCCCGCACATTCTGGTGAGTATTCCCGACCAATACAGCGCGACGATCACCGTTCCGTTTGAAGGCCCTGTAGTCGTTTATGAAATCAACGGTAGCAAACAGCGCTTTGCCGAACCGGGCGCGTTCCTCGATTTCTTCCGTCACTCTATGGAGCCGCCACGCCCTGCCACCGTCACCCTAGCCGCGCTGATTCCCGATGGTGTGCGCGTGGGTAACTCGGTTGTCTTTGAGCGCCGTGGCGTGATCTATACCTGCGTTGAAGACAAGGGCGAATTCGAGGTACGCTACAACAACCAAAAAATGAGCATGTCGCACGACGATATCGCGATGGTGCTGGGCTGATTGACCGAGGGATAAACGATGGAACCGGCAGAATTTGTTTTGCATGTGATTAACTTTGCAGAACATCAACCCATTGCGATTTCGAACCATCCTCTTGATATGCACGCCTTCGAAGCGGCTATCGCCCTCAACAATGCATTAACCCTTTTCCCCGGTGGTGATTCTATAAAAGTTTTTGGCACCACTGGCGACACAATTATTATCGTGCGAGTGTCAGCGATTCCGGAGTATCGCGAATCCATTGAGTTCGGATGCGACCGCCGACACATCGAAGAAATCAACGAAATCTGCGAGCGCCTAAACAATGCAGCTACTGACTAGCACAATCCATCACCTGTACGAAAAAGGAATTCTCAAAACGTGTGAGCCTACGCATACGTTTGAGTCATATTCGTATGAGTATATGGGCCGTCTCGTTAAGCAGCCCGTTACGGTAAGTACGCGCATGAAAAAATCAGACCTATTAAATATCGTGCGCGGTGCGTGCGACGGTAGTTTGGAAGACATGGCGACGGTAGCTATGCTTTTCAACGTCGGCTTTGGTTTGCCGTTTGATCGAGAGCGTTCCGTGGTATGGATGAAATATTCGCTAGTCGAGGCCACGAGCCAGTTCGACGCCGAGTGTGAATATGCGCTTAGCTGCGCCGAGGACGCCCCGGACATTTCCTATCCGGACTCGCTGGTTTATCCGTGCCTTGATATCGTTCGCAAGATTCACGACCACAAAAACACGGGCACCATTCGCAAGGGTTGTTCGGTGCTGCCTAGATTCAAAGGCGTGCGCGTGTATTTGATTTATCGCACGCAGCCCGGTGTAACACCGCATCTGTATGCAGGCTTCTATCGCGACAAGGAGAATTATTTCCTATCGGTGGATAAGCTGATTGCTTTGGGTGCCCCGCGTTACTTCGGTGAAATTCGCGGGCGCGTGACCATGCCTGAATACACGCCGTTCGGCCATAACGCAATGTATGTGATTGCAGGCACAATCTATGTTCCCGAATCGAAACGAAACGGCGACAAGACCAGCACTGTATTCAAACAATTCATCACGGATGAAACGCCAGCGCTTACGCGAATGCATTTCAACGTGGAGGATGACATTGCAACACAGCAGGAAGCGCAGAAAACTGTAAATACTCTTACACGGTCACAGAGTCGGTTGGCGGAACAAGGGAAGTCTATTCCATTGGATTCGCTGCAACTGTTGCGAAAGGCTAACAAGCGATTGGAAGAGCTAACGGAACGGGTTAAGAACTCCGACCCCGAAGCCGAATACGCTGCATACCTTCAAACGCGTCCAGAAGCTCGCCTGCGCTTCGTTGCTTCCGAAATGTACCGGTGGAACCGTGACGGCCTTAAAACCGTTCCAATGGGGCGACAGCCACATTTGCTCATGTCGTCGATGGGCTTCCGTAGCCTTACGCATCCTGCACTCGAATTCGTTGGGTACGTCGCGGATACAACCGACGTGCGTGAAACTGTAAATAAATTTGAGAAAGCAATGGATGCGAAGGTATCCGCTTTAATCATTCAACCCGGCCCCGAATCGACGGTGCGGTTTGTAGACGTTACGAGGATTGACCTGTGACTGACATTTCCTATCAGGATAAACAAAAGCAACAATTGCAATCGAGCGAACGCCAGTTGGGCACCGCTGCCGAACCGGAAAACGTAACTCGCAATAAAGCGAATATCCCGGCTGAAACCACTGGTGAATTTCCGGTGCGTATCGTGCCCCGCGTGGAAGTAGTGTTCGGCGCTGTGCTGAATACTGTAAATGAAGTAGTAGAGGCACATAAGTCATTCACACCTGTGATTGCCTATGAAGCCGGAAACTTCGAAGAGGCCGATAACGAAATCTCGCTTTATCGTCCACTGACCCGCAAGTTCAACGGCGCAGCAATCCAACCGCTTGAATCGCTTTACGAATTCCTTCAGGGCCTCGAACTGGAACAGTACCTGATCGTTTGCGAAGACGCAGTATTGCAGCAACGTATCACCGGTTTGATCGACACACTGCACGTTCAATTGCAGGATGCGTTCGGCGGCGTTGCGTTCGAACAACAAGGCCTCGATTTTTCCATTGCACGCGGTGATTATTTCTCTACCAGCGTCACGCAGTACACCGCAGAGAAATCGAAAACTGTAAATATTATTCATCTGGTTATCCGCGTACATATCCACGCAGCCAGCTTGACCAGTCAGACTTCCGATCCTGCTGAATTGCTGAATACCTTTGAACTGGGGTATCGGCAGGTAATCAAAAACTTTGCATCTGCTACTAAGATTCAGACGCAGATTGCCGTTGCATTTGATGTTTCTAATTTCACTGTACGGCCTAACCTTCTGGTTCTCTTCTCCGCACTATGTGCCGAGCCGGGTGCCGAAGCCGACGCTGTTAACAAAGACGATCATATCGACGCGAACGTAATTGTTTCCGTCGGGCTGACAAACCCAAACGCAAAGACGCGCACCGCCCCGACGAAAAAGGCCGGGCCGTCCAAGCTCAAGCATAAAGGCAGTTAAAAACCATGGCTAAGCCAGAAAAAAACGTTAAAGCAAAAGCACGCACCAAAGTTTCGCGTTTGGACAAAGCCATTCGCAAGCTGTCCGGCACCAGCGCTAAAACCCCGTTCAGCATGAAGACCGGCCTGTTCACCGTGACCGGTTACAGCGAAGTTCCCGACGAAGTTCCGGGCTACCTGATGAACCGTTCCGCGACCACCACCGTGTTCCGCCACAAGGCCACCAGCGCCTCGAAGAAAATGGTCGTGTCCGTGTTCGCAAACAGCGCCGTTCTGCAACTGCTGGGCGACGACAAAGGCGGGAGCATTACCGTACTGCGCCGCAAGGCTTTCACCAGCGCCACCGGCACCCTGAAGTTCGAAGGTAATGCTGTAATCGTTACCGACGTAAACGGCGGCGTTGCCACTTTCGATCTGTCCGCTGGCGACTACGAAATCAAAGCAGCCGATACCGAAGGCTCGCAGGCTTCGGGCCGTGGCGTGAAAGCAGCGTCTGACGATGGCAAGAAAAAGAAAGCCAAAGTCACCGCGATCACCGAAGGCAAAAAGAAAGTAAAAAAGTAACTGACACCCGGTACGTTGGCGACCTCGACTGAGAGCGCCAGCGACACCCCGAACAAAACTGTAAATTCTCTACATAGGGAAGTACAGTGCAAGAAAACTGTAAATATCTATCAGCAATAAACATCAAATCACATATCGGAGTTACCCATGGCTAAGCCAGCAAAAAAATCCCCTGCCAAGTCCAAAGCCAAAGCAGCACCGAAAAAGAAAAAAGCAGTGGAAATCACTGCTGAAGACCTCAACCTGCTGAACCTCGATATTCTCACGCAAATCCTGTTGGCGTTCCAAGACAAAGGTCTGGAAACCATCGACGACGTGGTGGGCGCGCTGCAACAGCTGATCGAAGGCGATGAGGAAGAGGAAGAAGAGGAAGAGGAAGAAGAGGAAGAGGAAGAAGAGGAGGAAGAGGAGGAAGAGGAGGAAGAGGAGGAAGAGGAAGAAGAGGAAGAAGAGGAAGAAGAGGAAGAAGAGGAAGAAGAGGAAGAAGAGGAAGAAGAGGAAGAAGAGGAAGAAGACGACGAATAAATCGTCACCTGATCTTCTGATCTGATTCAAAGAAATTCTCCGACTTCTTTCGTCCTGAGATTTCTAGGAACCCGGTGTAACAGCCGGGTTTCTTTTCGCCAAAAAACGACTTTTTCAAAAAAATAGGGAACACGCATCATGGCTAAAAATGACTTGACCATTAACGGCAAATCCGAAATCGGTCGTCTGCGCAAGCAGCAGCGCGCTCTGGAACAATCCAGCAAAGCGCAAGAAAAAGCACTGGACGTAACCAACGGTCAAGCGACCGAAGTTGCCGATCAAATCGCTGCCCTCGAAGCACAAATGAGCGGCGAGCCGATCAAAGCAGCCAAGGGCGGCAAGAAAGCTGCTGCCAAGGCCGACGCCAAGCCAGCCAAAGGTGGCAAGAAAGCCGCCAAAGCTGACGACGAAGCTCCAGCCAAGAAATCCAAGAAAGGCGCCAAGGTTGAAGACGAAGCCCCAGCCAAGAAAGCCAAGAAAGGCGCCAAGGCTGTGAAGGACGAAGCCCCGGCCAAGAAGTCCAAGAAGTCGAAAGACGCCGACGAAGCTCCAGCCAAGAAATCCAAGAAGTCGAAAGACTCCGACGAAGCTCCGGCCAAGAAAAAGAAAACCAAGTCCAAGGACGTAGAAACCGACGCTCCGAAGAAAAAGAAAAAGTCGAAAGACGCTGACGCCAAGAAAGTGAAAAAAGGCGACAAGAAAAAAGCCAAGAAAGACTACGACGAATTCGAAGACTAATTCGAACCGCCGTCTAGGCTAAGGGAAAGGGGCCGCTGGCCCCTTTTCTCGTATGCACTGGCTGCACTCGCTGGATCAAATCGTTTATCGCTTAGGGGCCTCATGCTTTACCCATACGGAATTCGCACGCGTATTATACGAACTTCGCGAAGACCGTAAGCATGCTATGGCAATCGCCTTTGCAGAATCCCATCGCAGCGCCTTCCGTCAAACAGCGGCCCAAGTGGCTTTGGATGACACGCAAGAAACCAAGGCAAATAGGCTGCGCGCACAAGCCACAATAACCGAAGACGGCGCCCGCGTATTAATCACGCGTCCGGCTTTTGTTGCCGCTCAAATCGAACTCATGGCAATTGAACATATCCTGAGTCTCGTTGAACCGGACGTGAAAAACATCCCCTACGATTTCATCGCCGTACAGCGCACAGAAAACACCCTCGCGCTCTACTGGAAAGCGTTTGTCGAAACGCGATCCTACAACGGCCAAATCAATTTCGATACCCGCTCGGAAATTCTCGGACGTGGCCTCACTCTGCCCAAATTCGACGGAATTGAATCCCGCGACAATTTCCTGCATGAGTTCAACAAGGGCGATTACAAATCCCTGACTCTGCATGAACTCGAATGGTTCTACGTTGGGGCACTGCAACAAATCGAAAAATCGCCGCTCGTTAAATCCTACATGGACGCGCTGACCGATGCCAACAATAACCCCGTGTTTCTCGGAACTATTCCAGAAATCAGCCAACCTCTTGAACCAATTGCAACTGGTAAAAGACTCGGTGTTGATATACCACACGGTCGAGCTTAACGAACAGTATTACGCGTTCGTCGCCAGCCTCGATACCTCCGAAAATATCCCGCGTCTTATTTACGACGTGACCGTGAATAATGAACCTGTCCGCATGTTGAACGAACTACCGCTCTCGGTGATTGTGGACTACGGACTTTTTATCAGCCGCGTGCAGCACTGGGAAAACGGCGGTGAAATGCATGAGTCACTTAGACACGATGATTAATCATTTTAATTGTGGCTGCGTGGTGGTTGGGGATATCCCATCCATCGCACGCTGTGAAGAACACGACGGATCTATCGTCGCCTTCCACAATCAGAATGTGCCGTTCCGTCGCTGGGCCAACGAAGACGAAGACATTAACGTCTGGCAGGGTACGTTGCTGCATAACCTGCGCAAAATCAAAGACGAATGCTTTTCCTATATTTTCGCATATCCAGAACTCAACGCTCTAGGCCCCATGAATTGGTTGCGGCCTGAAGCGTGGCGGAATGCGGATATGGAAATGATGGCCCACTTGAAACGCATCCTGAAACCGGGCGGATATATTTCGTTCGTTGTCGATCCAAGTGTGCTGCATACCGTGACGTACCAAGTCAGCAAATTGAAAATGAAAATCGACGTGCGCAAATGCGTCCTCGACCGATTTGAGCCGTCACCGTCTGCCACGCTTTCCTATTCTCTGGCTGACGCGAAAGTGCATATCATCGTGTACAACGAGTACCGGGATAAAATCCCTAAAAAGGGCAGCCGCATTCTGGATCTGAGCGGGTTGAAACTGCCACACATTCTGAAGCGAAAGAAGGAAAACAAATTACTGGTTTTAACCGGGCACCCGTACCATTTTGAAAGGGTAACGAAGCGCCTAGAGGACGCCTAATGGCAGTCAAGACTAAAAAAGTGAAGGTGCAATCAGTAAAGAAAAAACGCATCATCACAAAACCCAAGAAAACACAGGCCACGCGTGAAGCAGAAAAGACCACTGAGCGAAAGCGGAAATCTACTGCCGCCCCGGTGCGCTCCGCTGGTCAAGTGAAGGTGCGTGGCATTCCGTACAAGCTGCGTAAATTCGAAAACTTGGGCGCTCGCCCAATGCCGGAAACGTTCTTCACACGTCAGGGTAAAAGTCTCAAGGAACTTATCCGGAATACGTTCCCGATTTGCTTGAACAATGCGGTGGACGTTGAAGCGCATCGTTACCGCAGCGCGAAGACCAAAGCAGGCCGCAAAGCCGTTAAAGGGATCATGTGGACGAATGACCCGTTCCGCCCTGATAAAGTCCGGCGCTACCACGAAACATACATCGTGGGCCTCGACAAAAACGGTGAAGACAAACCACTGTACAAACACAAGCGCGTACTTGTGCAATGCACGTGTTTGACCGGTGATACGAAAGTGCTGACCGATCATGGTTGGAAAACAATTTTCGAATTGGCACAGCCGCACGCGCCGGAACACTTCCCGATTAACTACAACATCAAGGGCGAACTTTTCGCAGGCACTACGCCGTTTTATACCGGCAAGAAAAAGGTTTACAAACTCACGTTGAGTAACGGGCAGACGATCACGGCAACTCGCGATCACCAGTTCCTGAAACATGTGTCGTTAGGAAACCGTAAATTCCTTGAGAAGTGGGAAGAGGTTCAGGATTTAAATGTCGGTGATAAGCTGCTGACCAACGCCTTTGAGCAACCCAAGATTGAGCGCACGCAAGATTATTGGGAAGCGTTTTTCATCGGTGTTATGCAGGGTGACGGTACGCTGTTCGCCACTGGCTATCCGAACCTGAAATTGTTCGGCCACAAACATTCGATTTTGAAAGTGTTGACTCCCCTCGGCCTTGTCAAAGATGTGTCGGAAATAAAGGGCCGCGAAAACGGTTTGAACGTGCAGTTCACACAGCGTGCAATTGAGTTATGTCACCGCTACAAGTTCGACAACAAACGCTCTGTAAAACTCGATACATTCGAGCAAACCATGGGCTACCTTTCGGGGCTGATTGCCACGGACGGTACGACGTACAGGAACGGTGACATTCTGATTCGCGGCGCGCATGAATACCTCGATCAGTTGAACTGGAAACTGATGGAATATGGAATCGTGCAAACCACGTTTTATCGTGAGCGCGAAGCCGGTGTTAAAACCTGCGTGATTGACGACGATTACGGTGTGGCAGAATCCACGAAAGAAATGTGGGCGCTGCGAATCTCCAATCAGAGTGACACGCTGAAAAACATCGCCCTGTCCCTATACCATCGTAACCGTATCGACGCAGCTCCACCGCGCCCGCGCAAAGCATGGGCTGAAATCGTAGATATTTCCTTTGCTGGTGTGCAGCATGTTTACGATATCACCGTACCCGGCCCGCATCGTTTTGCAGCCAATGGCTTAATTGCTCATAACTGTGAAAACTATGTGTATTGGTGGGAATATGCGAACGCCCGTTGCGGTGCTGCGTACCTGATTTATTCCAACGGCGAACCTCCCGTGTGGACAAACCCCGGCATGTCGGTAGGCCTGTGCAAGCATCTTGTGGCCCTGTCGAAAATTGTCATTGAAGAAAATCTCTGAGGTGATCCATGACTGATAACCAATGCAAGGCTCCACTGGCCGACAAGATTCCGCAAATCATTTTCGGATTGAAATTTGGCGCCGATAGCCCGTGGCCGATCATCGACACACAGGAATTGTCGTATGACTTGCTGAACAAAATCCGCAACGCTTCGAACGCCAGCCTTTTTATCGTGGGCGCAGAACTGGCCGACCACCTTCGCTATATCCAAAGCGAAGAATATTTCGAAGCACACGGCGAAAGTCCGCTGTCACCGTGGCTGGACGTAGACCATAGCAAATCCGGGCGTGAATCCGGATACGTCGGCATGGTGCTGGGGCTGGAAATTTACTCGCATCCTGATCTTGCACCGAACATGATTGTCGGTGTGCAGTTGGGCGTTAAAGCAACCGCCGTTATCGGCTATGTCAAAATCTGAAAAAGGAACAAGAAAATGACGCAAGTAGTTTTGGACCAAATCACGGCTGATCGTGCCACTGCACGCCTGCAAAGCCCGAAAGAAACCTACCCGATTCTGACTCGCATACTGGGCGATTACGAACTCGGTGCGAAAGCCAAAAAGCCACGCACTGGCGACGACGCGCTGATCGTGATCCTGAAAGACATGATCGCGAAGAACGCTGAAGCCATCGGCCTGCTGGGCAAGACGCAAGGCGGCGAAAGCGAACACGCTGCTGAAATCCTGCGTCTGGAAAATCAAAGCCGTTTGCTGGCGAAATACATTCCTGCAAAAGTTGAAAAAGTCGAAGCGGAAACCGCCCTCGACGCTGATGCTCTGCGCGCTATCCTGACCGAAGGTAACTTTACTTCCGTTGGTTTTTTCCAGAAGCATCTGAAAGAAAACTACAACGGCCAGTACAGCCCGAAAACTGCTACCGAAGTTTTCAACGGTAAAGCGTAATGGGCATGCCAACGCTCGACGAAATTTCTTTGAACGTGTGAGTGTATCCCGTCCGCGTAGCACTCCTTGCATTGGCAAATGTTCTCACAATGTGGGTGACGCCATTTGCAAGGGGTGCAAACGCACCATCGCAGAAGTTCGGGATTGGAATCGTTTTTCTCCCGACGAAAAAATGCAACGGATGGAAGAATTAAAGGTTCGCGATATTACAACCTTCGTGATACCCATCGAAATATTAGACTGATAGGAAATTCCACATGAGCATTGATTGGATTTCGTGGGATGCAGGCCTGACCACACCACTGAATCGGTTATCCGGGCACCGCAGCGTCTCTTCCAACGTGTTTAATCACGCAGTCGATTGCCTGCCTGATAGTTTCCGTGGATTGAGTGTTACGGGCGGCGACCAGTTGGCAGATAACGAACTGGCTTACGACTCTGTTGTGAGTATGCTTTGCTTTTTGCCAGTCGTATCGCTTGGTGATTTCTATGTGAGTTCCTACACGGATCTTGGCGATCCACTGTACGGAAAATACCTGCATATCAACCTGTACAAAAACGATCACCGTGTGGAAATCGCGTTCAAAAACCATCGCGTTTCCGTGATGCTGTCTAAGCGGGCGTCTCCCGTTTATTACAAGCGTTATGCTTCCCGTGAATTCAGTCTGGAAACTCGTGCTGAAATGTTTTCCATGTTGGAAGCCATCCTCGCGAAACCTGCCAACGAAAATAACGAGGTGCCAGAATGAGCATGTGGCAACAGTGGACAACCCAGTGCAAGAAAGTCAGCGAAGTTTTTGCGGGCAATAGCCAAACCCGTTACAGCGCCGCTGAAGTAAAAGATTTTCTCTCAAAGATTCCAGAAGAATTTCGCGGCCTCGACATGGGTTTTGACGATGACTATTTCGTGTCGGCACAATCATTCAAAGAGTTTTGCCGCTTCCTACCCCTGCTAAAGCACGGCGGCGGGTACGCCCTGCAATGCGTAGGGGATGAGATTATCGTGATCCTGTTTTCGCAAGATCACAAAATGCGTTTCACTTTTCTGCATAGTGGCGGTTTCAGCTACACGATGTTTACCAAGTACGGTGGGCATTCGTTGTACCGCAAACGGATCGAAGGTGAACTGTATATCAACGACGATCAAGACCTTTACATCGTCGAGAAAGTTTTAAAATTCATGCTGCCTTGAGGTGATACATGGTTGGCAAAAATAAACAGCGTGGCTTCTTAGACCTTTCCGGAATCGTTCCAATGCTCGTTGGCTTTGGCATCGTGGCCGGGATTGTGATCGGCGCCATTATCTTTAAAGGCATTCCGTGGCTGTGGGAAATCTCTAAGCCGTGGCTGCATTCCATCACAGGGTGAAGACTATGAGTCATTGCGGTATTACCGAAGAAGATTTGCGCGACTTTCTGGAAGACGAAAATATCACCGATATTTCTTTCGTGGCACAGGGACAAATCCCAAGCCACAACGGTGTACAACTTCTGGAAAAAGAATACGTGGGACAAGGCCCCGACGTAGACTTCGCAGTTGAAGATGCCATGGCTGCTTTCAGTGCGGAATATCGCGGCGAACGTGTCTACACTCGCGGCGTTCAAATCTCCAGCACCGGCGCTGGTATCCTCGCTGTATTCGTCGCAGCGATTCGACCGGCTCCGAAAGATTTCAGCCAAATCCTTTACGATTTGAAGAAAGGTGCATCGGCCCGCCGCGCAGGCTGGAACGGTGCAGGGCAATCTGTGTGGCTTACCACGCTCGGTAGTTCTGCTTTGCCATACCTGCCATGCTTCGTCCTGCAAAACGCACAGGGCGCAATGCAACCGGGTTGGGTGCCGTCTATGGGTGACATGATGGCAGATGATTGGGAAATCTTGCCGTGATCAAAATCACCAGCATTGCCGCAGCGGATTTGAACGCACACATTGAAAAAATGAATGTGGAAACCCGTGCATGGACAGACCGGGCGGCACGCGGTGATTGCAGTTGGATTTGTGCCGATTGCTGCTGTACTTTTCCAGAGGGAATGCCTGACGATTGCGCACACGGGCACGACCTATGCACACAGATAATCCGACGTGACAAACAGCGCTCTATGCGTGACGGAAACGAGCCATCTTAACTAGGAGGAAACAATGTCTGCTGATAAAAATATGACCGGTGAACAAATTCAGCAGATTATGGATATGTTTTTGTACAAAGCTCTTGAGCCTCTTGTCCTGTACACGAACATTTTCGACCCACAAGTCGAATACCTCCTACTGCTGGTGGCGACCAACCGTAAGCGCAAACTTAGTTCGTTGGATCGCGGGGAGGCCGTTGAAAAACTAGCGGCGTACCTGAGCGTTCCTGATCGTCGTCAGAAATTTGATTTCATCCGGGCCGCCCGTGTGGAACGCTTTTTCATCCACAAGTTTCTGATTTCGTTTACCGAACAAAATAAAGACTACGTGAAAAAGTACAAAGACTTCTTGCTGACTCCTACCAAGGAAAAGCAGATTGCTTTGGACAAGTACGCGGTACAGGTCGGGATGTGTGAACGCTCTGCGCTGTATAACACGATCAAGATTTGTGACGCCTACCTGAAACGTTTTTACGTGTACCGAAATTCCGTCGTTGACCATTATGTGAAGAGCGCCAACAAGTGGGCGAAGGCTCACGTGATCGGTGCGCAAGGCCGGTCGAGTTTCAAAGACCTTGTGCAGTCGATTATCAAGGCTGTGATCACGGCGATGGATAAATACGACAGTAGAAAAGGTGCCTTAACTTCCTATGTTACGTTTTGGACAAAAAACGCAATGAAGGCATCCAAAGAACACGAATACGGCGTGGCCTACACTGTGCCGCAAGCACAGAAGAAAAAGCTATTCGAGGGGACTAGCCATCACGTCAATTTCAGCGTAAGTCTCGATACCCTTTACGGTGACGATGACGACGAAAATTCAAGCATGGCCCTGCATTCCATTTTGGCGCCGGGGCACACGCTGGAAAAGGGAATCGAAGTAGAGCAGAGTCGCACGCTGGTGCAGATGCTAGCGAAGAAAGTAGATCCGATGGGCATCGCTCGGTTAAGTCTAGATATTGGCGAGTATTTTACGCCAAGCGAACAGGCAATTATGCACCAGCACATGCTCGAAGAAAAAACTGTAAATTAACGGTGAAGGAACATGAAAGCAAACAGTAATGTTGCAGTTGTCGATTTCAAAAACCCGCGTGACTCGAAAGGCAAGGTTGTTACTTTCCTGACGACTGAAGAGCGCGCCCGTCAGATTGCGGCAGACGCCTACGACAAAGCACTCAAACAAGTTCTGGCACGCGCAGCCGCTGTGTATTGGCCGGGCGATCCGAAATAAAGGGATAACACCATGAGCAATTTGCTTACCCACGCTGACCGCGAATTTGCGATTACCATTGCAAACATGCGCGCAGACGCCAGCATCGACCTCGACGAAGGCGATGTTGAAATGCAGGAACACATGCACCAAAACGTGCGTGAAATTCTTGAAGTGATTGCGGCGCAAGGTCACTCCGGTGGCAGTATCGGTTTCCTGTTGCACTATGTGCAGAAACTCGGGATGTACGAACCGCTTTCTCCGATCCGTGGCACTGACGATGAATGGATGGACGTTTCCGGTATCAGCGACGGCCAATCCCTTTGGCAGAACGTCCGCTGTAGCCACATTTTCAAAGACGGTTCTGCACAGGCCTACGATACGAGAGGGCGTATTTTTGTTGACGCCGACGGGGGAACTTTCACCGGGCGTAATAGCCGGGTGCCTGTTGTATTTCCATACACGCCGACCCGCGTCTATGCACCCTCCGACGAAGATCGCAGCCGTTTCGAAAGTGCAGGTATCGTGATCGGTGATTACGCATCCGCCAAGGAAGTAATCTACCTGTATTCGCTTTTGCAAATCAGCGAATCATCCGCAGACGAATAAAACTGTAAATCATATCTATCTAGGAGAGTAAAACTTTCCGGATAACCGACTTGAATTAAGAGGAAGAAACATGGCCGCCGTTTTTAAAGGCATGGGTAGCATTCGTACCAACGCAGGTAAGGGTGATTCGCTCCGCTTGGATGAGGTTGTTGATATCATCCAGTGGCCGAAGAACAAGTATTTCCTGTTCCGCATTCTGCCAATCATGCCGCTCCAAGTCCGTCAGGTCTGGATCAAGCTGTGGGCCGGTGGCAAGGGCAAAGAAAAACGCGAAGTGAACATCCCGCGTTACGCAATCGACTTCGACCCGGCTGATCCGGAAACCCCGAAAAAAGGCGTGAAGTGCCCGTACATGGCGCTCGCTGAAAAGTTCAAAGGCGAGAAAGAAAAACCAGTTCGTGCTGGTGACTTCTGGCTGTTCAACGTGATCGACCGTGACACGCAGGAAGAAGGCCCACCGCGCAAAGCGTCGAAGCCAACCAAGGAAGAAAAGAAATCCGGTTTCAAGGATATCAATTCGGAAACTTGGACCCCGGTTCGCGTTGCCCGTCTGACCATGACTTCGATCAACCGACTGCAAGAATTGTCGGAAGAAAACAAGATCAAGTCGAAGAAAACCGGCAAGACCGCGCAGTTCGACGTATCCGATGCGAAGTATGGTTTCGATACGAAACTGAAATTCAAACCGGACGCAGCAGGCACCGACAAATACACCATCGACAAAGCGGACGGCCCTACCCCGCTGACCGACGAAGAGCAAGGCTACCTGACGTGGAACCTCACGGAAGAGCTGCTGGACGCAACCGGTCGTTTGACTGAAAAAGCAGCACGTGAAGACGTGAAGCGTATGGAAATCATCGGCGCCGAGGAAATCGACGACGAAGACGAAGAAGACGAAGACGACAAGCCGAAGAAAAAGAAAGGCAAGTCCACTTCGCTCGACGACGATGACGACGAAAAGCCGAAGAAAAAGAAGAAATCGAAACCGGCATTCGACGACGACGATGACGAAGCCGAAAAGCCGAAGAAAAAGAAATCTTCCAAGGTTGAAGAAAAGCCGAAGAAGAAATCTTCCAAGGTGAAGGAAGAGGAAGCGCCGAAGAAAAAGAAAAAGGCGAAGGTAGAGGAAGAAGCGCCGAAAAAGAAAAAGAAAAAGGTAGTCGAGGAAGCTCCGAAAAAGAAAAAGAAATCCTCCGACAAGGAAGAGAAAGGCGGCGCCAAAAAGAAAGTGAAAACTGCTGACAAGAAAGTCGGCAGCAAGAAGAAAAAGTCGGCTTGGGAAGACTGATCGGTAAGCGCTGTACGGGCCTAGATGCTTAGGCCCTATTCCAGAAACAATGCTGTGGAGAATGCATGGCAAAAGCCGCTGTCAAGACCAAAAAGCTCAACCTTTCCGAAAAGGTTCTGAAGACTTCCACGTCTAAAGTTCCAGCCGTCGTGGAGAAAAAGACTGCTAAGTCTAAAGCTCCGGCAGTGAAGGGCGTTAAGAGCAGTTCAAAAGAAATTGCTGTAGCCGAAAAGGCTGGCAAATTCGTCTTCAATCCTTACGCGACATTCGAAGACGAAATCGACAACATGGAAAAAAAGGTCGGTCTGACCTCCATGTCTGTCAACGAAAAAGAGGACCGCTTGGGCACAGGCAGTCTTTGTGTGGATTTGCAAATGGCTGGCGGCCTTCTGGCTGGTGGCTGGTACACATTCTACGGTGCGGAACAGTCGTGTAAAACCACGCTCGCCACAACCGTTATGGGTGCCATTATCCGTAAAGCGGATTTCTTGGGGAAAGCGTTTTTCTTCGACTACGAAGGTTCGTTCTCCGCTGAATACGCAAACGCCATGTGGAAATACAACGGCGGAGGATCGACCGGTACTGTTGAACAGGTTTTCGGCCTGCAAGGTAAAGATGGCGAGTGGATTATCCGCCCGCGTATCCGCAACTACGCACCGGCAGTTGGTGAAGACTTTTTCGACGCATTGGCCTCGACACTGAAAAAACTCCCATCGGTGCTGAAACTCGATGGCGATTTCTTCTACGTTTACGAAAACAACAAAGTAAACCAGAAGCTGTGCAAAGGTCACTACGACACGAAGTATTTCAAGAAATTCAACAAGTTCAAAGTCCCGGCGCCACATGGTTTGCCGCAGGCTGTGTTCCTTGTGGATTCCTACCCGGCAATGCTCTCGCGTCGTGTTGACGAAAACGAGGAAGGCAAAGACGGTTTGGCCTCGCAAGCGCGTATGTTCTCTGACGGGATCAAACGTGTTAAAGGCCGCATGAAAGAAAAACGTGTTCTGGTTCTCGGCATTAACCAGCTGCGTTCGATTCCGATGGCAATGTACGGCCCAACAGAACAGGAACCGTGCGGCCAAGCGCTGCGTTATTTCTCTGACGCTCGTTTCCGTATGTCGCCAATTGCAATTCCTCACGGCGGCAAAGGCCCGCTGGAAGAAGAGCCGTCGATCAGTGGCGAAGGTGTTGATAACTATCGCTACATCAAGTGCCACGCTTTCAAAAACAAATTGGGTGGCCCACAAAAATCCAACATGATTTTGCGTCTGTACGTCGCGAATGAAAACGGTGAAGGCCTCGGCTTTGACCGCGTGTGGGATACGTGGATGTACCTGAAAGAAACTGGTCAAATTTCCGGCCAGCGCAACAAGATCAAATTCGGTGAAGGTACTCCGTTTGCTGGTAACGTCGTGTCGTGGATGGACATGAAGAAACTGGTCGATGGCAAAAAGGAATTGATCAAATCCTGCTGCGAGAAAATGAAGGTTAAGCCTATTCGTATCTACGAGTGGTGCCGCAAGCAAATCGAATCCGGCAAGGGCTACGATTTGTACCTTGATCAAATCAAAGCAACCCACACCAAAAAGGCTCTCAAGGCCGCCGCCAAACCAGATGGCGAAGACGAGGAATAATTTATGGACGGCGCAAACATTATCCGCACTGGTACGCTGGAAAATATCAGCGGAGTAATTCAGAATGTCGAGGATGAAATTGATATTCTGGAACGCGCCGCGAATAAAATTCGGATGAACGAACTCTCTGGTGGGCGGGAACTCGCTTTGGCGATTACCAACCTACAGCAGGGTTTGTTGTGGCTGAAAGATTCCAAATCCAAAATCTGATGCTGTAAAAAGACTGGGGCCTTCGTGGCCCCTTTCTCAATTTTCAGGCCTAGTTGGTGTGCCCATGAAAAACCCAATAATCAAACACGGCACTGTTACGCGTATCGGGGAATTGCTCGACGCCGACAACAAAACCTACGGGGAAGAGACACGCGAACGCAACGCACGCCATCGCAAGTGGGGGCAACCTGTACAGGCACGCCGTGAGTTCTACCGTGAACCCTATGACCTGCCCAGTGGCAGCGATGCAACGATATTCGTCTTTTTCTTCTGCGTAGGTGTAGCCGCGCTCAGTAAATTGCTTGCCCTTATTGTTTGACTCAATCCGATAAAATCGTGGAGTAGGACGTGGAACCAAAAACCAAATCTAAAGAAATCATGATTCTGCTGCGTGCTAATTCTGGTTTTGTGCTGAAGGCCTATCGCGTGATGGTGCCAAACTATTGCGAACAGGGTTTCTACCGTGACGCCCGTACACGTGAAGGTTTTTCAAATCGCGAACACAAACGCCGAGAAAAGAAAGGCGCCTGCGCAACTTACATCGTGCATCACGACCTACGCGATTACGATTCTTTTCAGGGCGGCTGGGAACGCACTTGCCAATCCATCGACGGCGATGTTCCCCAACGCAGTATCGACCCTAATTATATTCGGATTCACAACGCGTTGATTCCGTACCCGACTTTTCAGGGTATGTTGGAGTTCTATAAGGAAATAGGTTTCGACCATACCCAAAACAAATACGCGCCCGATTCCTACGTGGTGCGATTGGAAACCGACGCAGAATTTTGCAGCGTAGAAATGCACCGCGCAGCATTTAACGCACGCGCCTAACCCCATGACGTTCGTCGGAACTCCGGTGCCACCTACGAGGCCACTAGTTGACAGGCACAGGCACACTGTGCTAGGGCCAGACACGCCCCAGCAGCCCCGGCCCGCGTGCGTCTCCGGGCATAACTTCCGATATAGCGTAACCTTGTCTAAGTCGTTGATTTTCAGTACAATAGGTCGCTTGGGCGGCGTCGTCCAAGGCTTGACACTAACGGAATATGGGAAGTTTCATTTCCCTACAGTCCATGCATACAACCAGCAATTTGAAGGATCGGTATATGGATATCGACTATCAGACATTCATGGCGGGGGATTTTTCTTGCCTGCATGTAATGTCTAACGGATGCGCAGATTCAATCGGTTTTATTGCAGACCACATCCCACGCAAAGACAGTGTGATTGTGGTGGCGTCTCATAAGAATAGTGAGTCGTCGGAAAAGGAACTGGCCGGGTACATCATGGCTACCGCAAACAACGAAAGCATTTACGTTCATAACGTTTTGGTGCTGGATAAGTTCCAACGCAAGGGCATTGCGTTGAAGCTACTGACGGAAATCGAAAAACTGATTTGGGAAGGCACAGCGTCATACCCGATTACGCTTTTCACAGGCGAGAAAAACGAAGCAGCAATGAATTGTTATGCGAAGGCAGGGTTTTCTATTGTCCTACGCGTTTCGAATTGCTGTGACTCCGGCGATGCACGAATAGCTCTGCGTAAAGACAGCAGCGTCGGCAGTCGTCGGTCGTCTTAAAAAGTGGTAGGAGCGAATGGTAATTTTATATTACCGGGGCAGTATCTAGGCCCATGCTACGTCTATAAACGGGGATTTACATAGTGGCTCATTCCAAATTCGATGACCTGATCAAAGCGCTGAATTTCTTTGAACAAGGCATGGCAGAAAACACGCTTACCAGAAAGTCCGATATCATCAAACGGCTTGAAGAAATTTCTAACCAAGCCACTATCCTGCTGAATCAGGGTAGCCTTCCTATGGGCAGCAAATCGACGCTTCTGAAGATCCGGAAACTGGTCAAAGAAACCGCCGAAGGTCTGCGCACGGATGTGTTCAGTTCCTTGGGACCGATCCGTCGTATTTCCCGCGACCATTTGGGCACGCTCCACACTGCATTAACTTTGCAGCTTGGCGGCGGTTTGAATGCCGATGAGAAAACCCAAATCCGCGAAAACTATTCTTCGGATGAAGACACCACCACCGAAATCGAACGGCTCGTTGCAGCCTTTGATCCGGGTTCGTTGCAGATTAGCGGTATCAAACGCAATCACGAAGACGCACTCAACGACGTGGCTTCATTTCTCGACCAGAATTTTACCCTTTCGCAACTCCGCTCTATCCAACCCTATACCGGTGCCGTTACACAGGACGGCCAGCCAGTCAAAAACCCTGACTGCGTTTGGAATGACCTCACGTATTCCGAAGTTTTGGCTGCATCTGAAAACACGCCGAAAGGCAAAACCAAATTGGCCGCGCTCAAGCGTGAACTGGTCAAGAAACACGATGATGATTTGGCGTCTCTTTCCGAGTCGTACAAAGAACTGTCGCGCCGTTTGCCTCGCACCCTGAAACATCCTTTCGCCCCGATCTACTATCCCGTTGTACCCGTCTTTCAGGACATTGGCGTTTACAAAAACCCAACCCGTTTGGAAAATGCCGGTTTGAAAGTGACCCGCGTAGGTGATCACTTTATCGTTCTGGAAAACCAATTGCTGTTGTGTATCGACCTCGACCGCATTGGCGTTAAAGATTCGATTCGACTGACCCGCGACGGCCAGAAGATGAAAACTGTAAATAATAACAATGAACTCGAAGCAAAGATCCGTGAGATTGTTGCACACATTAACGAGACAGCACGCCATTCGGGCACGGCGTTCGCGGTTGCTTCTGATACCGTTGTGCGTAACCCGAACAATAAACGTATTGCGCTCATTTGGTTGATTGAAGAGAAAGTGCGCAAGAAGCTCGCGAACACATTGTCCAACACCAAAGTTCAATGGGATATTCCACGCCACATGAACGAAGCACCAAAATTGACCCACGGTAAAACCCCCGAGGCTACGCAAAAGTTGATTGAAGCGTCGATCCTCAAACACCATGGCGTCAAGCAGTGACAGAAAAGTACAGTGAGGGAGATTGCACGATTTGCGAGAAGTACCAGTCGTTACTGCACTGGCACCACACAATTCCGCAATCAATGGGCGGTAAAAATAGCCTGCAAATTCCCTTATGTGCCCAATGTCACAACCTTCTGCACGCGCACGCTTTGTCTATCGTGTGCAGGATAAAAACAGGTCGTGCTAACCAGAAAAAATACTGGGCAACACCGACCATGGAACACAATGCGGGCCAGTGGTTAAAAATACTGGCAGAGGCGATATTGTCTGACGAAGCTGTGGTGGGTAAACAGTACGTCATGCAATTCAAAGCGTCCCCCGCGTTGCACACAGCACTGCAACTGTTCAAATCGGACAGCAACGTATCGTCGCTAGAGAAAGCGATGGTGCTAGCACTTAGTGAACTTTTAAGAAATAGGGGCTATCTGGATAATGAGCGTTCAATCAGGGATCAAAGCACGGGTAACAAAGGCACTTCGAGAAGTAAGCCCGACCTGTGGTGATTGTAGCGGCCTACAAGACGACGTATTAGTCGAGGGGAATACGGTTCCCTGTGGCGTAGTTCCGAAAGGGAACTTGACCAAGAAAAATACGACGGAAAAAGGGAACGTATCGGCTAAAGAGTCCGCGAAAAACCGCGAACCAAAAACCGAGGCGTCTAGCACTTGTCCAAAGTTTTCGCCAAACACTCGCCCTGTCGGGGCGCTAGGCGATAGCAAGATTGCAGAACTCGCAAACCTGATCGGTAGCATTGACGCCAAGGCATTACGTGCCCTCGGCGTTTTGATGTTTAACGAACCAGCAACCCGCGATCAAGGCATGGTTTTCATGCAGAAAGTTTATGTGCGTTTTCGCGGCGCATCGAATCGCAATTACATTTCCAATTTCATGCAAGCCTACGTGATGTACGCAACCTCGCAACAGTACAAACTAATGAGCGCCGATGGCCGCTGTGTCCTGACCTACGGGCCGCACTGCCGACCGGTGATTCATACCGAAGCCGAATTTAAACCCATGCATGACAGCATGATGGCTGCGGGTAAATTGCTCGACCCTGACGCGACAACTTTGATTTCTCGGCGCTGGCGCCATGAAGAGGAATTCAATCTAGGGATTTCGGATATTGCCGACAAAATGGCGAAAGACGGAATCGGTGTTTCTACGATTGACGATGTGTTCTCTTCAAACGGTGTGCGTAAAGGCCGCTCCAAGGGCCTGCCGGATCTTATTACGCTGGTGGCTGATGCTGCTGCCGGGTACGACGTGGACGGTCAAGCCGCAAACTTTATGGAGCGTGATGTTAAGCGCGACAAAGGTAGCGAAGACGACGACGCGCCGAAGAAAAAACGTGGGTCAGCAGTTAAAGTTCGTAACGTTCGCGGGGGTGGGGAATAATGCTGGGTAAATACATCACTCAAATCGGAATTGATCCTCAGTCCCACGACGGACAGCGTTTGATCGAGGAATGTATTCTCTGTTTGTCCGGCGTTAATACTGCTTTTGATTTTCAGCGCAACGTCAAAACCATCGACCTGACCCCTACAGGTATGAGCGGAAAAGATGTGCGCCTTGGCCTCATGGGCAAATGCTACCTCACGGTGAACGTGAAATATGCGGCGCTGTTTCTCGCGCTTGTTCCAAACAACGCAGATGCATACGTGAAGCTGCAAGCGTATTTGAACGCCGAAGACATTGCGATTTTCCGCAATTACTTTTCGCGACGTTCGTTCAAATCTAACATGAAAGAATACGCGATTGGCCGTGGCCTGTGCGCTCGCGACGTTACCATTCAAGCGATGCGCCAGGACAAGAAAGCATTCGACGACCTGCTGCAAAAAGCAACCCGCCACATCAAATCCCGTGTGCGGAAACGTTTGGGTTTCGTTGTGAAAGCCGACAACAACACCGACAAAGATTTCAGCGGTGATCTGACGTGCAAAGTGCTGCGCGCCTACCACTCGCTGATACCGACAAAGCAGCCTGAAGCCTACGTCGTCAACTACCTGCGCCGCTCGGCCTCTAACGAGACTGTGAACCTGATCGAGAAGCACACGACCGGCAAGCGCGGGCGTATGGTGGCTACTGGTGACGACGGCTACGGCGGCCAGAACTACGAAGTTATTTGTCGGTCGGAAAACCAGACCCACAAGGGCGAAGACGGCGAGTCGGAATTCGACATGCTCATGGGTACTCAAATCGAGGACTCGACGCCCACGATTGAATCGTCAATTTTGATGAGCCGTTTGTACGGTAAATTCAAAGGCCGCAAACTAAAGATTCTCGAAATCCTTAGCGGCCAGAACGACGATGGTTTTACTCGGTTCCTGAAACGCAAAAATAAACTCGGTCGGGGTGTTGATCATACCGACTACCAACGCCGCGTGGCGCCACAAACGTTCCTGAATACACTCGCTGAATATGTCGGCGTTTACCGGGAAGCCTTCATGAAGTTTGTGCAATACATCGGTGGTGTACTTACTGCACACAAGGAGTTCGCTTAATGGATGTGAAAGTCCACCTCAAGGACATGGAAGCAGACGCTCTGACCCTGTGGAAAGTGGATGCGCCGATTACCTACAAGCGCCAGATTATGAAAGAGCTGTATAACTTAATCCGGCTGCAACCAAACCAGACTGACGTGCGCCTTTTTAATGATCTGAAGCGCACGTGCTACAACGTGACTCGCGTCGAGTTTGACTGTGCATTGGCTAGCCTGAAATATTTCGATGTGATCGGGATTCATCCCGTACCACTGGCCGAGGGCGATGTTTTCCACGTCAACCGTAAGCGTCGCAGTGTCCCGCTTTGGAGAAAATACTTAAAACAACTGGGGGCCATCCCCGTGGCGTCGTAGTAGGTAAACCATGCAGATTCACAGTCAAACCGCTGAACTCCGGGCGTTGCTAACCGTAACGACCAAAAAGATGAACGAAGAGAAGCGAACACTGTGGCTCGGCAAACTCAATAAAGATCATTTCCACACGCCGGTGATGCGACAAGCCTTCGAGCGAATCACATCACTGGCCCGGAAACGTTTCCAAATCGTAAGCTGGAAAAGTCTGGTAGAAGACCCCAGCCTCGACGAAGACATTCGCGATATCTTGGCGGAAACCAAGGAAAAGCCTTGCGTCAAGAAATCGCAGATGCGGGAGACGTTCGAGACTCTTGAAGAGTTCCGAAAAATTCGAGTCATGCGGGACGTTGCGAATCTCATTTACGAATCGCTAGAGGGCACGGCAGTTGATGCCGACAACCTTCTGACCCACGTCCAGCAGAACATTACGAAAGCCACCGCCGCCAAACACCAAGACGTTTCTTTTCTGCGCTTTGGTAAGGACGCGAACAGTAAAGACGTAACCGACCGGATTTGTCGTAACGAAACCATGCCCCGGATTAAAACGGGCATGACTGCATACGACATTTCCAACGGTGGTTTCCCGGATTCTGGTGTGGTGTTTTTGGCCGCGACAACTTCCGGTGGTAAATCGACAGTCGCGATGAATATCGCACTGCACATGTTTTTGAATGAGCGCCTAAGCGTATTCCGTGTTTCCCTCGAAATGCAGGACATTCAAGAAACACAGCGGATGTATTCCCACCTGACGGGTATCCCGCTCAAACGGTTCAAGCATGCTATCTTGACCGAGGAAGACAAACGCAAAATTCGCAAGGTAGAAAAGAACCTCGCGAAGCACGGCGAAAAGTTCGGAATTCACCAGACGATTCACTGCCCGAAAGGCGGTTTGTCTATGGAAGAAACTCTGCAACTCGCGAAGCCGTTCGGCTACAAAGTAATCGTGATCGACTACATCGGTTTGCTCAACGAAGACAGTGGCAAAGATCAGTGGAAATCACTGATGGATGCTGCGCGTATCGCGAAGAACTACACGCAAGAAACCGGCGCCCTCGTTATCCTGCTGGCACAGTTGGATGATGAAAAAGAAAGCATGCGTTATTCCAAAGGTATGAAGGAACACGCGGATACGGTTATCCAGTGGAACTACACACGACCGGAACAACGTGAAGTGCGCCTGATTCCAATGTTCGTATCGAAAGATCGGGACGGCGAATCTAACTTCGGCTATGACCTAGAAGAGCGGTTCGACATTATGACCGTCTTTAACCCCGGCCAGCAGAACGGCGGCACGGGCGGAGGAAACCTTGAGTTTGAAGAAGACGACAAGCCGAAAAAGAAAAAGCTCGGAGACGGGAAAAAGAAACTTAAATCCAAGTCAAAAGACTCCGACGAAGAAAAGCCCAAAAAGCTCAAGAAGAAAGGAACCAAGTCCCTCAAAGAAGAACTCAACCCAAGTAAAAAGAAAAAACCTAAATCCGGAACCAAACTTATCCGGTATGACGATGGGCCTGCCGCGCTCTCTTGATAAACTGACGCGCAGTGAACACATCGACATTGTTGCAGGCAATACTCGCGTGGGGCCTAACGACGTGTTTCCAACGAAACGCGTTTTCCGCGTCGAACATCTTCCGGTGCCTAACGGAACTTTCCGTGCAGACCCGACCATTCCGCCTTGGCGATATGCAAACGCATTAGCCATGGACGTTCCCCAAGATATTCCCCGCACCATGCACGAAAATATCCACTACTACGACGACCGAGAATCCCCGCTCGCAATGAACGAGTTCGAGGTTCCCGATTCTGAATTAGTGGATTTCAACGCGGAAACTTCGCGGGAACAGGATCGCTACAAAAAACTTTTCTATAAAAACGCTGCGTCTCTTAGTGCTTTGCACGATGCAGCGGAATACGTTGAGGCTGCTTTGAGTAGCGGCCTCGATATCGAACTCGACATGGATCTAGCGCTGCTTAACGCCTTTGTCCCGCTGTCCCGGCTTGATGCCCTCGCTACTATGGTGCGCGCCACATCACTGACTGGTGCGCAACAAGAATCCTACGTTGAAAAACTAACTGCATTCCTTGCTGAAAAAACTGTCCACGCTCTCGATAAATACGATGCGGGTGTGGCTGCACGCAAGGGATTTGAACATGCTAAGGAACTTTATGCACGCGTACTCTCGAAAGAACAATCTGCGCAAAACCAAGCCGACGCACCGCAAACAATGTGGGGCGTTAGAGGAACACGCCGACAATGAAAATGAAGAAAACGAAAGGGGGCTTATTAGTCCCGGATAAGCGCATTGTCGTGCAGCAAGAAAACCCGTTCGATTACCTTCTGAATTTGAAGGAACACGGACGGGTGCCTGCCCACGACGATATCGAACACATGGGCAAATCCGCTGCATCCATGATCACCAGCTTGGACGTGGATTCAGAAATCAACATTTCGAAAACCATTCGTGAATTGATGGATTCGAAAGTTGTAATCCCGAAAGACATGAAAATCGACGACGGGGATTTGCCGACTGCGAAGAACTTTTACGAATGGGTCACACAAGACAAATTCGGAACCATCGGTGATGAGCGGCCCTTTCTTGAGCAGTTGATTTGGGGCCTGATCGGATTTAACGATGTGTGTTATTCGTGTTCGGATATGCAGTGGCTGCTGCACGATCACAAAGTTGACGACACGTATAACAAACTTGAGCGTAAAGTCGCGATTCTGGAAGAGGGCGTGTGTCCTCACTGTAAGCGCGGGCGATCAGAGGCCGTTAACGCAGGCCTCATGCCGTATTACAACGAACTGGCAATCAACGCCGGTCAACGTTGCGTAGTCGGTAGCACGCCAGTCCTGACGCGCTGGGGCCTGCTGCATATTGACGAAACAAACCCCAATGCACCGTTAGGGTTTTCTGATTTCACGGTCTCCATTCACAACGGCACCAAATTCGAAACCACGTCGCAGTATTTTGTCGCTGAACCAGAATTGGTTTATTCGGTAAATACTGCACGTGGTTTCTGTGTTACTGGCACAACTGATCACCCAATCGACACGGAATTTGGTTTCGTGAAAATTGGTGAGCTGGTGCCCAACACGCAACTGCAAATGCACTACGGCCAGCGTTGTTTCGGTCAAGGTGTGTTGCGTGATACTCGACAACTAGGCTGCAACTTTTTTAATACGGTTCTTCCTCTTAATATTCGCACAGCGTGTGAATCGGATGTAATCGAATTTCTGCAAGGCCTCTTCCGCGAAGCGCGGCGCGTATTTGTGGGCACCAGTGCCCTTCGCGACGTTAGCGCACTTCTTCTGAATGCTGGTTATCCTCACTCGATTGACGGCCCAGCAATTCAACTCGAAACTGCCACGTTTGAGAATCTGAAAACGGATTCTTGGATCGCTGGCACATTTACCGATAGCATCACCGATGTAACAGAATTCGGTGTGATGCCAACCTACGATTTTACCCTTCCCGCAACCCACCAATTCATCACGGCGGGTTTCCTGTCGCACAACTCCGGCAAATCTCACACCGTGGGCACGTATCTAGCGCCCTATCACCTTCACCGTTTGCTCAAGCTGCAAAAACCTGCGCAGTTCTACGGCCTGTCGCGTACCACGATGCTGCAAGGGACGTTCGCGGCCCTGACCTATACGCAGGCAAAGGACACTCTGTGGACGCCGTTCTATGGCGCGCTGATTGAGTCCAATTGGTTCAAGCAATACCATGGCATGCTCAAGCACTACGAAAACGTTTACGGCGAACGTCTTTTCAAACTGACTGATACCTTCGTCGATTACCGTGTTCGTGGTTTGCAGTATCACCCGATGGGGCCTGACAAGCGGGTAATGCGTGGACGGACACGCGTATTTTTCTCGATAGATGAAATCGCTTACTTCGATGCCGAAAAGGATTCGGGGAAAGTGAAAATCAACGCCTACGAAGTTTACGACGCATTGGCGAACAGCTTGCTTACCGTGCGCGGTGCTGCTGACGCTTTGATCGGTCGTGGCTTCGACGACGTGCTGTCAGCCTACGCAATGAACGTGAGTTCTCCCACCGCAAAAAACGACATGATCCATGTGCTGCTGGAACGTGCAAAAGAATCCCAATCCATTTACGGGATTCACCGGCCAACGTGGGAAGTAAACCCGAACTTCAAACGCGATTCCAAAGTAATTATTGATGCGTACCGCAAAGATCCGGAATCTGCTGAAAAGAACTTCGGCGCCAACCCACCGTTGATTGCAAACCCGTTCCTCGCGAACCACAAGTTCATTATGGATACGGAAGACACGTCGCGGAAAAACCCGATTCGTCTTGTTACCAGATTCATTAACAGCAAGAAACTCGGCCAGTCGCAGATGTATGCGCAAATCGAGAAAATCAAGAAGAGTGGCCGCCCGTCCATTCTCGCAATCGACGCAGGCGAGAAAGACAACAGCTTTTCTATGTGTGGCGGTACTATCGACGAAGACTTTAATTTAAACGTAGACCTTGTGTGCGAAATCATTCCGTTGCCGGGATACCGCATTAACTTCACAAAGGTTTATTCGGAAGTAATCCTGCCGATCATGCAAGCGCGTAACGTAAAAGTGCTGCTGGCTGACCGATGGAACTCCCGAACGTTTTTGAGCGATGCTGAAAGCGATATGGGTAATCCGGACGATGATTCGGAAACGCCTAGCTTTATCGCCAAGCAATACAGTTTGAAATACGTGGACATGGTGGGCGTGCGCACGCGGATGGAACAGGGCCAAGTCCGGTTGCCTAAATCGGAAATCAAAGTGAATTCTTTGATCGACGCACTGGATTCGAACTACCGCGATTTCTACCACGAAAAACCAATTGCTCACTTGTACAAACAGATGTTTACCATTCGCGACCAGCTTAAAGGCGTTGGTAAAGGCGATGGTTATACCGATGATAACTGGCGCGCAATGGCCCTGCTTTTATGGGGCTTGATGGAAGAGGAATTCATGGCTCTGCTCATGGCGGAACCTATGGATATGACTCTAGCGCGCCCTAATGCGCTGGCTGCTTCGAAACTCGGTGCAGGCGGTGGCATGTCGGTCGGTAATGGTGGCGGGGGCCTGACCACACAAAACGGTGCGCCACTCATGGTTATGAGTTCTGGCCGTACCCGTTAAAAAGGAGCGCTCCAATCGGGGCGCTTTCTAATTCTTTTCTGCTGGTGACGAAATGTTAGAAACTTTGCAATCCAAGTTTTTCGAGGAATCCCCCAATGTCGCTAAACCTGACCCAGTTCAAATGGTTTCAGTATGACGAAAACGCGGCGGAACTGGCCTTTGATCAGGATCGCCACAATGAAGACTATGTGCTGGAACTTCACCCCGGAAATATTTACGGCGTAAAGAAACGTGCGCACGGTATTTTCGTCGTACACAAAAACAGTCCTGACATTCAGTTTTCGCTGAATGAAGCGGAATACATGCGGATCGTTACGCACTCCAAAGGCTGGTCTGGAAAGATCAAGCGCGTGGCAGTGAAAGCGGGCGTAGGTGGCATGGACAAACCTGTCGATAGCCTGCCTGACGGCTGGATTCGAATGCAGGTTGATAGCTCCAACCTCAACACCGTTATTTATGATTCGAAGCGCCAAGTTTTGTACGTCGCATTCCACAACGGTGCTTCGTGGGCATACGAAAATGTGACCAAGCGCGAATACGAAGAAATGGAAGCCGCTGAATCGCGTGGCCGTTTCTTTATCTACCGCATTAAATACGTGAAGCCTCAATACAAACTGGGGAACAACTTCGATCAGCCGCCGTATGACGTTACGCAAACCAGCCCAAGCGTTATGCCTGAAAAATCGCCTGCTGCAAAAGAAAAAGCGGCTTCGCTCCCGCCTGAAAAATCTGTAAAGAAACCAAAGGTAGCGGCATTTGAAATACCTGCTGGAATGAAAGTTAATGGCCGTGCAAAAATCTCCATTACGCATTCCGGACACCCCGGCAAATCCACTGTTAAAACGTGGTCGGGTGTTGGGTTCGAATGGCTGGGTTCTAAAAATCCAGAGTTGGGCCGTCTGCTTGGGGATCTTGCCACCACGGGTAAGGCTGAATACGTTGACGATAAGGGCACTGCGTACCTGACTCTCGATGATCAGATTTTGATTCCTGATGAAAACGCACCTGCCGCGAAAAAACCAGCGGCGAAATCTACAAAGAAACCAGCGTCGAAATCTACAAAACCTGCACTGCAAATTCCGCGTGGCGCTAGCGATACGTGGCTAGCTTCGGAAGAAAGTTATGTAGGTAAAAAACCGCTGGCTAAAAAAGTCATTGCTATTCTGAAGGGTGGTAAGGTCAACAGCGAATCCGATATGTTCTCGCTGCTGGAATCCCTGAAAGATGGCGGGTTGGCACTGTACGATAAGCGAGCGTTTAACACCGCTGCTAAATCGCTGCTGTCTACGGCGGATGAATACGCATTCTCTGAAAAAGGTGCGTTGGCGTATAAGCCTGTCCGTGAACTGATCATGACAATGATCAAGAAATCCGCACTTCATTTTATGTAGGAACAAAATGCCAATCCTAGCCGATGCACTGGTCGAACCGATCAAAGAAGACGAAGGCCGTTATTTGCAGATGATTGCAGACGGCGATCTTGAAGAAAATGGCCTGTTCACTTTTAAGGGGATCGGGTACAAACTTTTTGTAGGCACTGACCGCCATATTCAGGGCCTGTCTGGTTGCCGGTTGATCGTCCTGTTCAAAGGCGATGATTGCGTTTATTCCTGCTATTACAAAATGGCGGAAAATCAATACTTCGGAAACCGTGTGGTGCAAATAGAGGTTCGGCAATCTCAATCGTTGCCGGGCCTTGCACGTCATGTGATGCGCAATTATTTCCTGCGTCATTACGATTCAATTCGCACCGATCTTTCCAGTACGCCGCAAGGCCGGAACATGTGGCAGCAATTCTACATCGACCACCGGAAAGAAAAAGAACTGTTCTTTTATCAAGGACTGGTGAACATCGACCTACGAAAATCGGATGGGTCGAATAATCAGGATGCTTCCTGTCCAGAGCTGGTATTTGATGTGCGCGCTATGCGCAACGCATGCACCGTACTGCGTGAAGGGATGTGGCACGACAATAAGCAGGGTAACGTTGTGGTTATCTACGCATCCAATAAACCTCTATGGACAAAAACGAAATGAAATTGAGAAAAACCAATCGCACACCGATTGCGCAGTCACCGCAAAATCGCAGTCCGCAATCCATGGGTACGTCGAAGCAGTATTACCCGAAAACCGATCAGCAAAAGATCGACGATTATCTGGCTACCGCAGGCAGCGGTGGCAACGCGCAAATGTCGCAGATGCCGATTGAAATCGACATTGACCCGATGTTGAAAGATATCGTGTTTTCCGAAGACCTTGAACAGAAAAAACTGGTCATGCGGATTTACACGGACATGTATTACAACGATTCCATCGGCGGTTCGATTGTCGATATCAAATCGCAGCTGATGTTCTCTGACTTCACCATTTCCGGAATCATGGACCGCAAGGTTATGGATGATTTCATGGAAAACGTGGATCGTCTGGATATCCGCAACCTGATGCCCGATGTGGCAATCGACTACAACGTGAAAGGCGGTTTCATCGGATCGCTTTTGTACAACGAAAAATCGCAAGTGTTCTCGCGCATCATGCCGCACGCGTATGAAAACACAAAGATCGACATGCTACCTTTCCACGGCACCGATCCGCTGATTACTGTAGCGTTTCCCGAATACATCCGGGCGACCATGGCTTCCGATAGTCCACGCGTGAAAGCACTGCGTGAATTCCTCGGCGCCGACGTAATGAAACAGCTGTCAAACGAAGCGCTGGAACTCGATCAGAAATCCACCGTTTACGTTCCGCGCCGTTCGGGTAGCTCTTCGACTGGCACCAGTTATTACCGCCGAATTATGCCGTGGTATTTGCTGGAGAAAAACCTTTTCCGTGGCACGCTTGTTCGTTCTGCCATGCGTCAAAAAGGTATTCTCCACGTAACGCTTGACGGTGCGGGCGAATGGGAACCAACACTGGCCGATATGCAGGCCGTGATGGATATGTTCATGAACGCCGACGCTGACCCGGTTGGCGCCGTAGTTGCAACACGTGGCGGTATTTCCACCGAGGAAATTCGCGATCCACAAGGCGGTTGGACGATCTTCGATAACAAGGATGCGATTGATTCGATTAAAATGAAAGCACTCGGTATTTCCGATGCATTCCTTTCGGGTGACGCGACTTATGCGAACGGCGATACTTCGACCTCGTTCTTTATCGACGCAATTCGTACCGAACGTGATTGGCTGACCCGCAAGACTTTGTACAGCCGAATTTTCCCGATGATTTCCGCGCTGAAAGGCTACACGCTGAACCGCGACGGCAAATTGATTACTCGCGGTAACTCGCTGGATAAACTCGATCCGATGGGCAGTTTCGAACGGCTCAACGACGGCACCCGTTTGTTGATTCCGACGATCCATTGGGAAAAGACTTTGCAGCCGGAAGGCGATCAGCAATACATGGATATGCTGCAAGCCATGTCGGACAAAGGTGTACCGGTTCCCCTGCGCGTTATGGCAGCGGCTGGCGGCCTGAACCTTGACCGTTTGCTGGCTGGTCAAGATTCCGATTTGCTGGCGCAAGAATCGCTTTATCAATACCAGAAGAAAATCAAAGACCTCAAAAAGAAATACGGTATTGATGACGCCGCTGATATGGGCGGTGGTGGTATGGGCGGTGGCGGTTTCGCTTCGACAGCAGCAAGCTATGACCATCAAATGATGGCTATGGCGCGCACTAATCCCGGCCTGTTCAATGCATTCCGTGCTGAAGCGCAATCGCACTACAACCTAAACCTCGACCGCACACAATCCGATGTTCTGGCCCGTAATAACGGTCAAATCGTTGGCTTGGCGAATCGTGAATTTGGTGAAATGTCCGAGGCTTATGGCTATACGCACGACGGTAAGAAACGTCCACTTTCCAACCAAAAGCTGGCGCATGAACGTCAGAATGAAAAGATCGTTAAAATGCTTCGCAATCGTGATGCACAAACCGGCGTCGGCGCAAAGCGTTCGCGCACACGTTTGTAATTTATTGATAGCAGCCAAAAACTGTAAATACAGTACATGGAATAGAGGGATGTTCGGCACTAGCCAGACTTAAAGGCCGGGGATCGGAGGTAGGCGCTACGGCTCAGCTAGCCAATACGAATGCCTGCCTCCACTTGGCCCATACTGAAACGCGGAACATTCCCTCGATTCTCCTTTTGCTTAGGCAAAGGTGGTACAACCCAACCGCGCCCTGTGAGCAATTGCACGGCGCGGTTTTTTCGTTTCTGGAGCCGATTATGTGGGACGAATATACATCCGAAGAACAACTGAAATTCCTGACTGAATTATGCAGAGTTTCCAGCGGCTATCCGACGATTGATCACGAGCTGGTTTATCTCGGTGAAGCAGCCCTGACCAATAAACAACGCCTGCTTTATGTGGATCACATGAGTGGCACGATTGCAGACCACACCTATCGCCGTATTGATTCCGATCACCCGGACGCGGCCTCTCATTACTACTTCAATATGATGCATGCTGATATTGAATTGCGTGCGAAAATGATTTGGTGTGCAGTAACGGGGAACGCACCGTAATGGCCGGTTCACCGCTTAACTCGACAAAGCATTTGCAACGGCAGGGCCTCGATTCGAAAATCATTCACGCTGGCGTTGTGGTGGATAACCTCGACCCGCGCAAGAATGGCCGCGTGCGTGTACGTGTTCCCGGTATCTTTCCGGACGCAATTCCTGATAAGCATTTGCCGTGGGCATTGCCGATGAATCAGGACTACGCAACGAACGAGGATCAGCCTACGCGTTCCGGTTTTATGAACGTTCCGCCAGTCGGTGCAAAGGTTGGCGTTCGCTTCCCAAAAGGCGATCCGCACAAGCCTGAATTAGCCCCGTATCCCGGCGACAAAAAGACCATTTCTTCGTTGGCCTCGGTCAATTATCCATTCCGCGTTGTAATGGAATTAGAGAATGGTTGTGCCATTATTGCCGATAAGAAAACCAACGAAGTATTCGTCACTAATCCGGGCGATGCACACTTTGTTTTCCTCGGTGATTACAGCAAAACGATTGTAGGTTCCTGCACAGAAATCATCACCGGTTCAAAGGGTGATGTTCCCGGCTATTTGACGAATGCTTCCAACAGCAAAATCAGCGAAGTGCAGGCAAAGTCTGCTGGCGGTGTGAGCAAAGGGAAGGGCAACAAATACGAAAAGATTACCGGTAATTACACGCTGGAAATCGGTGGCAATCGAATCGTTAAAGTCAATGGTAATGACCAGCTATCTGTCGGTCGTAACCGTGACGAAAAAGTCGGTGGCAACCACAAAATTCAATCCTCCCGTTCCGATACGAACTGAGGCTACACAAAATGCCTACACCAATTGCATCGCGGTTGCTGCGCACAGGCGATACCTACCTGTTAGAGGATACCGATCTAGCCGGTGGTTATCGCAGCGTGTCCACCATTGCCGCCCGAAACAATATTCCGCTTAGCGCCCGCCGTATCGGTATGGCTGTTTATTGCATTGCAGATAAAACCGAATATCAGCTGCTGAATTCACTGGTTAATGCCAGTTGGACACAGCGCCCTTTGTTCAGCGGTAAGGCCCACGCAATTGCGCAGGTTGTGGCGGTTGATCCACTGCTGCAATACGGCCCTCAAACGTTCGAACAGTACGCAATGGCAAAGGTGCGCGAATGGTTCAATGCGTTGCCCTCTGAAAATCGCGTGTTGAATAAGCCGATCTATTACTTCAAGATCGTGTGCGGATCAGGCGCCACTTCGCTGGATGCAGGAACCATTCTGCCGCCGCCTGCTGAATACATCGGTGACGCGACATTCATCTATGACAGTGCAGCGAATACCGCGCCTGTTATTCTCGATAATTCCGCATTGGTTTGCATTGCAAAAACATTGGTGCCGTTGGGTGACGCGGTAATCAAGGCAATGGACGAATACGCGGATCGTAAAGCAGCGGGGATTCCATAATGGCTTCTGTCGAATACACACGGACATTTCTTTCTGGTGAATTGCTGGCAGGTAATCGTCGCGGTGATCCACACGGCATTCGTTGGATCAAAGAACCAATACCAACCGAGAATAAAAAACGAATGACTCGCGCAGTCGGGCGTTACCTCTCTGATGATCCATCCACCTACATGAAATAACCCACTTAATCGTGGGTTTTTGTGTTTTCCCGCTAATTTAATGGTAAGTTTATGACTAAACTATATGAACCACGTGTGCTTGGGGCAGGCATTACAATCGAAGAAAAGCCAACGCTGCCAAACCACGGCGCTCGGCTGGTGGACGTTCAGAGCTACGCCACAATTACGAAGGCACAAATAACCAACGTATTAGAAGTGGCGATCCCTGTTCGTTCTCCTGATTATATCGTTCAATGCTTTGACCAAACGAAACAAATCATTTATCCGGATAGTGTCCAAGAAGTCGGTGCGAATATCGAGATTAAATTCCTCGAACCTCAATCTGGCGAAGTAAGGGTGCTGTTCGTCGGAGGCGACAGTGGCGACTAATATTTCGCAGCGGTTTGTAAAAACCGGTGACTTTTACCTGTTGGTGGATACTGACCTTCGCGGTGGTTTCCGGATTGTAAGTAGCTTGGCAGAACGGGATGCAATTCCGATTCAAGCGCGTAAACAGGGCATGATGGTTCGGGTAATCGAAGCATCGGGAATTACCAACTGGGAACTAGGTTTCGGTAAACCGATTACCAACGCCGGTTGGGTAGAGGCTTCGCTGGGAGGCAAAGGGGACTACATTCCAATTGCAGGCGGGCCGTTGCAAGGCGAAATCAAAGCGGATGAGTTCGGTTCGGTCAATTTCAATGACACGCTGAAACTGGAGCCGCTGGACGGCAATCTGCAAATGACGCGCATGACTCCGCAGGCCACGGATGATCCGGAACCACGCGGTATGCTGACGTTCAACAACGGTCTCGAAAACACCGTTGAAATCAATACTGAAATCGGTCAAATAGTTTGTAAAACCGAAGTGGCGCTGTCGTCTGATCGCACGCTGAAAACCGATATCACCCGTATCGAAGGTGCATTGAAAAAGCTCCGTCGTTTGTACGGCTACACGTTCAAGAAAGTCGGTGCCGGTAATCGCATGTTTATGGGTGTGATTGCGCAGGAAGTAAAACAGGTTATGCCTGAAGCAATCACCAACACGTCGGATGGCAAACTGGCTGTTTTCTACGGCTCGCTGGCTGGCGTATTTGTTGAAGCCTTCCACGAAATCGACGACCGCCTGAAAGCAGTGGAAACTTCCGTTGCCGAAATTCGTTTGCATCTTGACCTCGACAAGGACGCTGCAAGCGATGGGGTGTGAATACGGCCCCAGCCCAATTTTTACGGTTGTTGCTTCGGACATTCCCAATGCAGGCAAACGACCAGATACACCGAAACCCGAAATAAGCGAAGTAGGCGAGAGCGCATGTGTTACCGGGCTTTCCAGTTTGGCGCAACGCCTGACGCAGGATATTCTGATCGCACACGAGCGCCAGCATTACGGGTTCCCAATGCCGGAATTCCTTTTGCTCGCGCACGAATGGGAATTTGCGCACCCGGATTTAATGATTAGTCAGCAGCTGTTCCAATACGTGGATTTCCGGGATATCACAATCGGTTATCCGCTGTCGATCAATGCGTATTTGTATATCACTGATCCAGCGGCTTATGGATTGCCACGCGGCCTGACAGAAGAAGAGGTGCTGAATAGTTTTCTTCGGAATTCTGTGCGGATTACCTACATCGTCAAAAACACGGATTTGAAATAAATGGCCAACTACCGATATATGGATGCGCGTGACCTAGAATACGGGTCAGCTAACGACGACTATGATTTGCATATCGTGCAAGGTGATCGGTTCACCATGTACCGCCATGGGCAAGTCTACATTGTGCAGCATGGAACCGAGCCGGATATCCTGTTTAAACTGACACTGAAAGAAGGCAACGCTTTGCACAATATGAGCGAAGAACTTCTGTCGGTGGAAGTCGATCCGGACAACCCGCCGTACATGCTGTTCAAGCCGAAATTCGAAATGGTATCCCTGCTTTACGATTATCTAAATCACACGTATTTCAACGACGAATGTCCGGTTGTGAAATTCCGCAAGACCACGAAAAGCAGCGTGTGGGGAATGGCGCAATTGGAGTTCCTGCGCGGGAAGCCGGTCTACACTTTCTTCGTGAACGAAAGTTCCATGATTGACCGCGTGCTGTTCATGAATACCGTCGCGCACGAAATGATCCACCTGCGTAACTTTGCGAAGGGTTACAAACTCCACAAGGTTGATCCGCAGGCCGGTAAGGATTATCTGCACGACGATCACGGCCCGCACTTCCAAGACGAAATGCGCCGCATGAACGCGCAAGGCTTCCACATTCTGCTGGCCGCAACACACGAAGAATTTAAACGTGAAGCGACCGAAGAATTTTATGCAATCGTGGCCCTTGAAACCCTCGCAGGGCGCGTTGCCTCGTGGAATGCGTGGTACACAGCCCAACCGCTTACCGAAGACGACACAGAGCGTCTGGCGGCCCAGCTGAAGGACATTAACCCGCACTCGGAATACACGATCAAGCTGATCAAGACAAAAGACCGCAACGTCACGCACGCGAACCACATCAAATCCACGAAGACGTTCACAGAATCGACGCTCAAAAAGAAAATTGCGGGCGATATCGACCTGAAGAACGCAGAGGTTTTGTACACGGTTTATTTGCGTCCGTCGATTCACGTTGAGTTGCCGGATTACAAAGACGTGCCGGACCTGTACGCGTTGCCGCTGGATGGTTTCTACCGCTCTATGCGTTCGTACACCGACGACCGATTGGTGCTGCGTGCGAAGTGGATGAAATTCCCCGGTAAACAATTGAGTTCGCAAATCGACAAGAAATTCAGTTCGTTGATTGGGCGGATGGGTCGCAACGCAATTCACGATGACGACGTTGTAAATACTCTTAACGATATGCGCGCAGCCTATGCGGATCGTTTCAGCTACCAACAATATGTGAGTGCCATGCTGGCATTCATTGATAAATACGATAGAAAAGGCTTGCTTGCAGAGTACGCCAAGATTATGAAACTTATTGCGTGACCAAGGGGATTGACGGTGGCTTACACACGACGTAAACGCAGAACCAGTACGAAACAATCGCGTGCTAAAAAAGCCTACGATAAGGCAACAGCTGTCCCAGAATCATCGGTTAAAATGTCCCGTAGTGATATCACAGGCGCGCTTATGCAGGCGCTGACTTATTACTACGTGAAGAAAACCTGTTCCGTCCACAAAGAAGTGGGCGTGGTGCCGTGGGGCCGGTCGCGATTGGATGCATTGGTGATCGACTATCCCGGCAATTTCCATGGGATTGAAATCAAAAGCTGCCTAGCGGATTTCCGCGCTGATAAGAAATGGCGCGATTATCTGCCACACGTGAACAAGATGTATTTTTTGTTTGCACCGTCAATTACCCAATCGCGTTGCTATCCGGAAATTCGCGCAGAACTGAAAGCAGAGGGTGTGGGCATTCTGGTTCTGAGCGAAACAACCGGGCGCATATCCTGTAGCCAAAAGGCAAAGCATCGGCAGGTCGCAATCACCGCGAAATATCGCATGTACCGGAAACTTGCTTGGCTTGCCGGTGACGCGAAGCACACCATTACCAGAACGCAGCGGGTGTTTTTGAAATGACTGGGAAATTTATTGCACTGGAATCCATCGAAGCCGCAGGCAAAGGAACAGCCTCGATTTACGTTGGCGATCACGCAAAGAAACGCGGGTTGGAAATGATCTTTACCCGTGAACCGGGCGGCACTCCATTTGCCGAAGCGATCCGCGCCCTGATGCTTGATAACGAAGGGAAAATTCCCGCGTTGTGCCAGCCTTTCCTGTCGTATGCTTCCCGCATTCAACACACCGAACATTTGATTCGCC